ATGCGGTGAGAAAATCACGGACGAATACGGCTACGAGATTGAGCCGGGCGAACTGTGGTGCAGTGAATGCGCAGAGGAGTGGCTGAAGGACCAGAGAAAAGACATTGATGAAATGATGGAAGAAGGATGGTGATTATATGGCTAAAGTTATCGGCGTGATGGGTGAGTCAGGCTCTGGCAAGACCACCGCAATGCGAAACCTTCCGCCGGAGGCGACCTTTTACCTTGACTGCGACAAAAAGGGTCTGAACTGGAAGGGATGGAAAAAACAGTACAATTCTGAAGGCAATCCGCCTAACTACTGGGTGTCGGACAGCTTCACGATTGTCTCCAACACACTTAAGAAAATCAACACTCAGGAGAATTTCCGGCATATCAAATACGTCGTGATCGATACCCTCAACGGCCTGATGGTAGCCGAAGAGATGAGGATCCTGGCTATGCAGTCCGGCGACAAGCGGTCCGCATGGTCTGATCTGGCACAGAATGGATGGTCTATCGTCAATCAGTGCTTGGAGATGAGAGCCGATCTGACGATTATCATCCTCTGTCACTCCGAGACCATCAGCGATGACAACGGCATCATCAGGACTCGGATCAAGACCAACGGGCGGAAGCTGGAGAAGCTCGTGCTTGAGTCGAAAATGACCACGGTCGTGTGGGCGGTCCGGCAGGACGGCAAGTATAAATTCATCCTGTCAGCTGATGGATCCACTTGCAAAGTACCGCTCGGAGCCTTCGAAGCGGACGAATGCGAGAACGATATCACGATCGTGCTGAAGGCGCTGGAGGAGTACTGATATGAGGATAATCGGACAAATATTTGAGGAAGAAAACTATGACTGCTTCCGGCGACTTCCGGATAACAGAGACGTAGTAAGTGCAAGAATCAATAAGCTTATAGCTTCGATAAAAGATAGGTATGTCATTAATCCGATAATCGTAAATGAAAAGATGGAGATTATCGACGGGCAGGGACGATTCGAAGCGTGCAAAGCACTTGGCAAGCCAATACACTATATCATTTCTCCCGGAGCGAGCAGCGAAGACTGCCGGCGTATGAATAAATATAACACAAAGTGGTCAAGGCTAGATTTCGCCAAAAGCTTTGCAAAAGGCGGCGTCCAATCATATCAGTTGCTGTTATTGACATGTAAAAAAACATCGTTGTCGATTTCGCGCGTTTTGCGTCTCTCAAATCATTCGGGCCCTGGGCTAAAAAAAGATAATGAGATGAATAACTTCGAATGTGGGGCTTTGAAATTTGATCAGAATGACATGGAAATTGTCATTGATGTCAGCAAAATGGCGGAGGAAATATTGGAGGCGTTGCAATTTACAGCGAGGGCAAATGATGCTTTTTATTCCGCAGTGAAAGTTATGACAGAAACCAAAGGCTACGACCATAACAGAATGATAAGAAATTGTAAGCAGCAAAAAAACTCATACTCACAGATGTCACAGCTTGGCGCGCAACTTGTTGAGATGGAAAGAATCTATAACTATAACTCTCGCGCAAACAGCCGACTTTATTTTTCGGATTATATGCGCAACAAAGGGGCAAACGCTAGGGATTATTCGAAAGGCTATTCAGTGTACGAAGACACGGATGTATCAACCTTAAAGGAGGACAAATAAATGTCATTACCCACCTACGACAAAAACAAACGCAAGAAATCATTCCAGCAGCTTCCGAAGGGAGCGTATGTTGTCAAGATCAAAGACGCAAAGCAGGAACAGTGGCCTTCCGGTGACGGTGTGATCCGTATCGCCTTCGATATCGCAGAGGGTGAGTACATGGGCTTCTACCAGAACCAGTTCGACAACAACACGAACGAGGATAAGAAGTGGCCCATGGATGCCGTGTTCAACCTGAACGTTCCGAAGGACGGCTGTCAACAGTATGTCTGGGACAACTGGAACACTTTCTTTGCGGATCTGGAAGACAGCAACGGCGGGTTCGTCTTCGGTGGAGACCTGAAGAGCCTGCGTGGCAAGATCATCGGCGGACTCTTCCACAACAGGCAGTCCAAGTACAACGGAAACGTGTATGACCACATCGTCATGCGGTTCACCCGGCCCGCTGCGGATATCCGTTCCGGAAAGTTCGGCAAGCTCCCGAATGACAAGCTCGTCGACAATGTTCCGAAGCAGTCCCCGAACCCTGATACAGGCTTCATGTCCATCGAGGACACTACGGAAGAGGTGCTTCCGTTTTGACGCCTTTTGAGACGGCAGACGTTCTGAAAACATTCCGCATCATAGCAGATACCCGTGAGCAGTGGACACCGAGAGCACAGGAACGCTTCGATGCCTTCGGTGTTCCGGTCGAGCGGGCAACTCTTTTGTATGGAGACTACTGCGGGCAGATAGATCTTCCGGGCGGGGCGCTTTACGACACTTCCGTCACAATTTCACCGTCCTGTGTGGTTGAGCGGAAGATGTCCCTGGATGAAGTCGCAATGTGCTTCACCAGAGAGCGCGACAGGTTCAGGCGGGAGTTTGAGAGAGCTTCCGCCAACAATGCAAAGGTCTATCTGCTGATCGAGAACGGCAGCTGGGAGGCAATCATTAATCACCGATATCGGAGCAGGTTCAACCATGACGCATTCAAGGCGTCCCTGATGGCATGGATGGTGCGATACGACTTTAAGCCCATCTTCTGCCGGTCCGCCACATCAGGAGCGGTGATTAAGGAAATTCTGTACAGAGACATAAAGGAAAGATTGGAGCGCGGAGAGTATGGCTAAAAAGAACAAGGAGCCATTTGTGGAGTTTCCAAGAGACTTATATGATGCGCTCCTGGAACAGAGGTTGAGCATCACCCAGGAACGGGCATTCCTGTATATCATCCGCAAGACATACGGCTTCCACAAGACGGAAGACAAGATATCGATCAGCCGGATGGCAGAGGAAACGGGGTTTAGCAGGCGAGCGATGTCAGGTGCCGTTCATGACCTGATCAAGATGGGGATGGTTAAGACTGGAACTCCGGCAAATGGTCAGCCGTCATACATGCATGCACTTCCGCCATCTTACTGGGACAGGACCCTGTGAACGCTCATTCACAGGTTACCTGTGAACGTAGCTTCTCAGGGGGTGTGAACGTACATTCACAGGGGGTGTGAACGTAGCTTCACAGGTACCTGTTACCGCTCGTTCTCACACAAAAGAAACTATTAAAGAAACTATTTAAAGAAACATATAAAGAAAAGGTTTTTAGGGTCTAATATGGGGATCTATAACTTCAATTCAGAGGACGCAATTCGGTTTGCAAGTCATGTGCATATCAAGACGAGGACCCGGGGCAAGGAACTTCAGTTCGTGTCGTGCCCGTACTGCCGTGCGAAAGACAAGTTCACGTTCTCCATCAATTTGGATAACGGAACGTATAACTGCAAACGAAGCACGTGTGGGAAACACGGCAACATGATCGCGCTGGCGCAGGACTTTGACTTTTCACTCGGGCAGGAAGCGGATGAGTATTTCAACCGCAAGAAGAGGTACAAGAACCTGTCCAACTATCCACGGCCCGAGGTAAGGACCAAGGCGGTCGAATACATGGAGAGCCGTGGGATATCGAAAGAAATCACAGAGAGATACAACATCACCACAAGGAAGGACAACGAGAACATTCTGGTATTCCCGTTCTTTGATGAGGACGGAAAGATGCAGTTTGTTAAGTATCGGAATACGGCATTTCAGAAGAGTGATAACGGAAGCAAGGAATGGTGCGAGAGAGACTGCAAGCCGATCCTGTTCGGAATGGATCAGTGCAACATGGACAACAAGACGCTCGTGCTCACGGAAGGCCAGATCGACAGCCTGAGTGTTGCGGAATGCGGAATTGAGAATGCCGTATCTGTGCCGACCGGGGCAAAGGGTTTTACCTGGGTGCCGTACTGCTGGGACTTCCTCGGAAGGTTTGAAACACTCATCGTGTTCGGCGACCATGAGAACGGGCACATCACATTGCTCGATGAGATGAGGAATCGGTTCAACGGAGCGGTGAAACACGTCAGGGAAGATGACTATCTCGACTGTAAGGACGCAAATGAGCTGCTCCAGAAACATGGACGGAATGCGGTGATCAATGCGGTCGCAAATGCTGAGCCGGTGAAAAACTCCCGCATCAAAGAAATGTCGGACGTGGAGCACGTTGACATCACGAAGAAGGAACGGATAAGCACGGGCTTTGCAAACCTCGACAAGGTGCTCGGCGGGTTCTTCATCGAGAGGCTTGTCATTGTGACAGGTGAGCGAGGCACTGGTAAGTCAACACTCGGTTCGCAGTTCTGCCTTCAGGCGCTCCGTGAAGGATACAGCGTGTTTCTGTACTCAGGTGAAATGACGGATTGGAGCGTCCGCGAATGGATAGACCGTCAGGCGGCGGGGCCTGAGTACATCAGCAAGACAGAGACGCAGTTTGGTGATGTCTACACGGTGGACAACAGCGTGGTGGATGATATCGGAAGCTGGTACCGCGGGCACTGCTTTATCTACGACAACACCATCGTGAATGATGAGACGGAAGAGGAGACGCTGCTGACTACGATCGAGACCAGCATCAAAC